TCTACGATTGTTACGTTACCCGACCAGTAGTATCTGTTATCTACTGTTGTTTCAGAGTAAGGCGTTATGCCTAAAGTTGCTAGTAAGTCAGCATCTCTAAAGACTTGTTTGGGGTATGTTGTGCCTTCTATTGTTAAAGACTTTGGTGTCTTCAGAACTTGTCCGTTAAATTGCCACATATTATGTACTCCTTGAGTGCTTGTATTCTATTGTGTTTTCACTCCCACAAGTAAAACTCGTGAGAATATGGGGGTTAGGTGCTTGTATTCTTTTCATATCAGCGAGCATTATTGTACTTCGCTGGTAATTCAGCAAAGGCAATACCTATGTAACCGTTTAGATTATTATTGAGAGCATTAGTTATTGTTCTAATCTTAAATCCATTAGATAGAATATCTAAGTGGGTTGCTGATGCTTCAGCACTACTTGAATCTGCAAATAGATACTCCCCAACTACATTATAAGTGTTTCTGCTCGTGTCATATATGTACCAACTATATGAGCCTGTTAATTTCTTAATCATTACATACTTAGGCCTGAAATCACAATACACGAACGTGCCGTCAGTTGAGCCATTTCCAGTATAACTAAATACCTTGCTGTACTGTGCTACACTGTGGAAGCAGTATGCTATGTGAGCATCACCAGACCTATTAACATCGTTATCAGTGCCTACTGAGAATAATGAGTTTGTAGGTTTGGTATCATTCCAATACGCATTATTATCCCAAGACGTTGTAGCATTATTCAAAGGAATATAATCAGTTTCATAATCACTTGCTATTCCAGAGTGAAGACAAGCCCAGTTAGACACATAGTTTCTATTCGTAACAATAACCATCTCTGGAGTAACAGATAACCCGTGACCAACCGTAGCATTAGAACCAGTACCAGTATAACTAACAATACTGAACCCAGCATCTGCATTAGCACTTACCGTTGATGTGATACTACCGTTAGTGTTAGATACTCCAGTACCGTTTGCTTTCCAGTTCCAAGCAGCATAGGTAACAGCATTATCATTAGCATTACCACCACCACCACTCCAAGTAAAACCATCTGAATCAAAGGAATATGATGCACCAGTATATTCAACATCAGTAAGGTCAGAATTTAAAATATTACTTGTACCTCTAACAGCATCAACTAATCGACTTGATTGTGCTGAACTTCTTGCTTTTGCCCATACAAAATCTGGTTGGAATCCAACACCAGTGATAGCATTAGTAGAACTATTACCTGTATATAACACAGTATTAAAATGCTCACTAGGTATAACAGCAGGGTCAGATAGATTAGACGTACATAATGCTAGGAAGCCTGATGGTGGGTCGTATTTAAAACTACCGTTGCTATTGTCGTCTGTTTCAGTACCCACTGTTACACTACCAGCAAAGCTAGAGTCTTGTCCAAAGTTGAATATGTTTTCTTTAGTGCCGCTAGAACCATCACTAACAAACGCACCCCACTGACCTGAAATAGTTGTGAATAAAGCACCTGTCTTAGACGAACCACTTGTAGGGTCGCCTGAGTTTTGCCAAGTATCATTCTTTCTAAAATAAACAGAATCATTATCTAAATCTAAAGCAACGCCTATAATATCCCCTGTTGTCCAAGAACTTATGCTTGTTCCAGCAGAATAAGTATGGTTTATATACTGACCAGTTGAACCGTCACTACCATACCACTTTTTATTTCTATTACTACTTGTATTATTATCATAATCAGCAATAAAAATACCATCCGTAGTTGATAAAGCATACCCTTCCCAGTACCACTTGCCTGATGAATGACTAAAAGTTGCCATAGCCTCTGTATCAGGAGAGCCACCGCCATTCCACCTTAGATTTCCCTCTGAAAAAGTACCTACCCCTAATGTCCCTGTTTTACCAATAGGATTAAGCGTACAGAAGTTATTAGTAGGACTATCCAACATCTGGTCTGTACTGGCAATACCAGAAGTAGACCAGTGATTGCCCTCACCTGATACATCTTTACCTGCACCAGTAGTACCAGTACCAGCAACTTTGAAGTCTAAGTAGAAACCATTAGTACCGTAGGTCATACCTGTTACTTCAATAGGCTTCCATTCACCGTAGTCACCAGTTTCACCGAATGATGTAGGGTCTAGTGCTTGACCATCTATGAAGTGTACTTCTGCTAGGTAGCCATCTAGGTAGTTACCACCATCACTTCCAAGATGATGAAGATATGTACCATTCCATCTAAATTCCTTATTTAAAGTAGGATAATCTGATGCTGAGAAAGCAGTTACTTGTTCACCGTTTACATATATTTTTGTTCTGTCTGATGCAGTTGCTTGTGTGGTATCCATAGCAATAATAATATGATACCAAGCAGATGTATCACGAAACAATTGTGATGTTGCTATATTTATAGTGTTTGAAGTTTTTAAACTATCAACGAGTCTTAACTCATTAGGTGAGTGTATGTATATAAGTTCATTACCAGAATCAGAATCAAGTAATATTTGTTTCCTATCAATCTCGGAACGCTTAACCCAACAACTAAAAGTCCAAGTCTTACGATTACCAGCACTGCTAGGAGTCCTACTTAGATAAGCACTATCATCGTCATTAAAACGTAACGAGTTGTCAATACTGTAACCACCAGCCGCAGCAGATGTCTTTGCTAAACCTGTGTTTAGTACACTCATTATGTGGCTAGAGCCGCACTTGCTGATAAATACACATTAGTACCATCTGAATAATAACTAACAAGATATGTTCCTGCTGTTGATATATCCCAAGTAGAACTTTTCTTAACCTCAGAACCAGTTGCTATTGCATAAGCAGATGGGTTAATTACTGTTATGAATCCTGATTGACCTGCTGTTTCATTTGTAAACTCTAAAGTATCAGCCGCCCCTGGAGTATATTTAAAGTTGTTTGCTGTGTTTAAATCTAATGTGCCATCAGTTACTACGCTTGGAGTACCTCTCTGTGAGCCTGTCCAAGATTGGTCTTTTGTTAAATCTAAAGTAAATTCCTCTGATGCTAAGGCTAAACCATCACCTGCTGTGTAGGTAGTATCAGTATCTGTATCAGTGGTTTGTGCTACCCAAGATAATTGAGCAGAACCATCAGTCTTTAATACATACCCAGCAGTACCATCAGCTGATGGATACTTAAGACCATCTAGAACTACATCACCAGTACCGTGTGGTGTGATTGCTATATCACCGTTAGATGCTGATACTATTGAGTTTCCATTAACATCTAAACTACCACCTAGTTGAGGTGTTGTGTCATCTACTACGTCTGTAATACCAGTGTCAGTATCAGTAGGCACAACCCAAGTGCCATCAGCTCTAAGGAACTTAGTGTCATCACCTGTTGTAGATGTAGGCACTAAGCCAGCTGTTGTACCTGCAAAGTTACTATAGGTAGTATCTGTATCAGTATCAGGAGGCACTGTCCAATTACCGTCTGAATCTAGATATTTACCAGCTGCAGCATCACCCTCAGTAGGTGCAGGTACTAAACCTGCAGCAGTTGTAACTCCGCCAACACCATCATCACCTACGAAGTTTGAGTAAGTAGTATCATTATCTGTCTCCTCAATCCAAGTTAAAGTTTCAGTCCCAGATACATCTGTAAGTTTAAGGTTGTATTCTTTATTTGTATCAGTGGTTATACCTGATGGTACAGCAGGGAGGTCATGACCCTTGGTAAGATTAGCAATAGTAATCTTCTTAGAAGTACCACCATCGTTAATTAATAATTCTTCTGAGCCACTTGGGCTTGTCTTTGCGGTTAATGCTGATACTTTTACTGAGGACATATTTACTCCGTTCTTATGTATTTAGGTGATGCTGTTGTAGATGTTTCTGTTCTTATATATACACCTGATTCTGTTTCAATCTCTAATTCACTAGACTCAAGCGGGTCAAACTCACGCCACCATTGCTTACGGTTAGCAAGCATTGCAAGTGTTTTAGCTTTTCTCCAAGGTAATCTACTCATAATCTAAATAGCATCTTTCTTCTGCCTATTCCTTGTCTGTTATCTAATTCTAACAACTCTTCTACAATCTTTTGAACCATAGGTGAGTAACTTCTTTTAACTTGTGAGTCTTTTCTTGGTGCTATCTTACCCGTATGATGTTCATAAGTATTTGATTTTGCTGAACTTTGTGAGTCTTTAGGTGTTGAAGTCATTGTATGTTTAACTTCATAAGAGGTAGCTTCTACCTTGCCTTTTTCGTTGTTTGCTTTTAGTTGAGAACCACTGTATGAAGGTGCTTTACCTTCTTTAGATACAGGGTCTAATTCTTCTTTATCATCAAACATATTCTCAAGCATCTCAACAATACCATCTACCTCGTTCTCAGGTTTATCATCACCAGGAAAATATAACTGATGCTCTTTAATATAATCATCCATAGATACATAATCATCAGAATCTTCCTTCTGATTAGAATATTGTTCATTGTATTCAGCTGTTATTACAGCAGTCCAAATATCACGTATCTTATCTTTAATACGGTCAATCTCTAAACCACTACAACTATCATCTAATATATCAAGCATAACTCTTACCTTGTGTTTTGTTTCTATGATTCTCCCTGAGATTCCACTTATGAGAATCAGCAGCCATTGAGCTATAATCCTCTCCATATTGAAAGTTAGTACAGAAAGTTTGTTTAAAGTAGGAAGGTTCTCCGCAGTCAGAACAGACTTGAGGTTCTTCTCTGTTACTGAACGAAACTATATTGTCAGTAATGTGGTTATTTTTACATTCGTATTCAAATATTGGCATAACTAATCCTTAATTAACTTAGATAAACACCCTGAACTCTAGAAATTCAAGATGTTTATACTCAGCTAACTATTAACTAGCAGGAACTACGAAGTTAATACCAGCATCATCACGTAACTCACCAACACCATAAATGGTATCAGCAGTAAACAAGTCACCTAAGTATTCTTGTTTGTACTGAGTTTGTGAACGAACACCAACTTGTTCCGCAAGAACTAAAGCATCCTTGTGAATCATAGTACCAACACGGTCAGTGTTATTACCAGCTACGTTAACAGCATCACCAGTAGTAGGACAATTAGATGAGATGTAAACATCAACACCATAAATTTGACCAATCTTACCAGTCTTAATCGCATCACCTGAACCAATGAACTGTTGCTCAGTGAAACGGTTGATACCTAACAAGTCGTTAGCAGCTACAGGTGGGATAACTAAAGCACGGTTATCCATAGGAACATCAGCATTATCTAGTGCAAGAATCATTCCACGGATACCACCATCTTCGATAGCGATAGGAGTAGAAGTAGCTTCTACATAATCCGTAAGTGTTGTAGAACCAGTAGTGAAATACTTTGCTTTAGTCCACGTACCGAAAACAGTACCACCGGTGTACCAGTCGCCTGTTGCCGCACCACCTTGTAGTGTTTGAGCAACACCAAATAGTGATTTATCTACTTGCTTAGCTAGTGCATAACCAGCATCATCAGTGTAGAACTTACGCATTGAAGCAAGTGATTGCACCTCAGCAATATCTTCGATTAATTTTGAATATTCATAGTGTTTATCAATACTAATATTAACAACACTAGCAGTATCTGCAATCAACGTAACTTGTGTTGATGCAGCTTTAACAGAAGCAGAGCCTCTAGCTGGTTTTGGAATATGAATAGTGTCACCTTTCTTACCTTTATGTGACATTTTTGTAACTAAGTTAGCTAAAACTAAGTTTGTTTTGTACGCACCAATAACTTCATCCGACCAGAGTTCAGGGATGAAATTAGCTGACGTTGTAATCGTACTATGGTCAGTACCTAAAGCCATTTTATTTCTCCTTATTGAGTTTTATATTATTTAACACGACCCTCTTGGTATGCTTGAGTTATCTCATCTGATAAATCAGCATACCTATTAGGGTCGCTTACTTGTAGCTGAATTAAATCAGACCTACGATATATCTTCTTACCACCAACTGAATCTCCTGCGGAACGAGTTTCTGAACTGGTTTGTCGTAATGCCTTTTGCCTAGACTTCTTTTGCTGTGCTTTAACTTCTTGTGTCTTGCCAATCATTGATATTTGTTTCCAAGTACCTAGCAATTCGTTTGCAGCATTAAAATCATAGTTGGCATCAGCCTTACGGAACAGTTCGGTACGAATACCACTCTCTCCCACCCACTTTTGAAAGTCATTATCACCAACAATATCCATAAAATCAGGATGTGTTGCTTCTAACTGCGATAAGTTAGCATTTTGTGCCGACTTAGCGTTACCTTCTCTAGCCTTGATAATCTCTGGATGATTTTCTATCGCTGAATTTACTGCCTTAGCAGGGTCATCGTAAAAACTATCCTCGAAACTAACAGCATCTTCTGTTGGTTCAGTAGCTTGACTTGCTTGTGATTGTTCCATCAACTGTTGAATCAACTGTCTTTGTTGTCCAACCTCTTGACCTTGCTTACCTAACACCTTCTCAGCGTTTTGGTGCATCCCAATCACATCCTCTAATGTCTTTCCAGCATACTTCTCAGGTGGTGAATATTCTGGTTCTGCTTGTACTTCTTGCTGAACCTCTTGTTCTACCACAGGAGCTTCTGTTACCTGTTCCGCACTTTCGGGTGCTACATCTACTACTATACTCAT